ATATAGAACCCAATAGTAGCCCCACAGGTTTGTCACTGTTTGCTAACAGTAAGGAGAGTAATTTATAGTCTTACTCAGGACTAATACTTTAGTATCATCAGAAGGTTCTAGTTTACTTATACTCATAAACCTACAATTTGAGATGCCATTACAGGAAATCTTTTATTGTCATATGACCCTTTTATTTATTACACGGTGGTCAACCCGTGGAATCAAGAACCTATCTAGTATAGGATTACCTGCATATCAGTGCAAGTTTTACCAGTGAATAATTAACTAGAATGTATAGTATAGACTACCCTGCAAGAGAGTAGTCTATTTCAAGTAAAAGGTCTACAGCTTCCCAGAATAATATTTTACTCTGTGCAGATATATCCGCAGACTTTAGATAAAACACTTTTTGTGCTAATGGCTTATCATGTTTAGATAGGCTAATAACAAACTTAATAAAAGTATCTTCATCAAGTTGATTAAGTAATGATGGGTTAGCTAATACTTGATTACCTAACTTCTGTGCTTGTTCAAATCCTTTCATGGTTTATATTGTTTTAGTTGATTACTAATTGAGTAGTTAGCTATATATATTTTTTATTTAGTATAAATACTAAATCTATATAATACATAGTAACTATAAGGTATAGATATAAGAGGTGGTTTATTATAAGCTAGTTACATACACTTAATTAAACTAAAGTATACGCGCGCGTAGATAGTTATCAAGGAAAAAATATAAAAATATAATCTTCCAAGTACCAATAACTATTAACTATTAACTATTTGCTGTAGTCATTGACCCAACCCCACTCCCATATCTCTTTCAAATTTAGGGTTAGAAAAAAATGGGTAAAAGAAAAAAAAGAGAGAGTCATAAACTCTCTCTGTTTTTTTGTTATTCTTAAGAACCTACTGGATTCTTAAGATTAACCTTTGCTTTTGGTGCAGACTCCTGTGGAGTCTCAGCATCAAATGCAGAAGCCGCGGCAGAGGAAATGCCACTGCCCATTAGTTGACGAGCTTGTAGCTCCGCTACCTTGTCAGCTAATCTGGCAGAGCCTTTGCTCTCCGCAGTTTCAATAGATCCTGCAGCAGCAGTGATCTCATTGAAATCTACAAAGTAACCAATGCCTTCGGTGAAGGTTACATTGTAGAGCCTAGTGTTATCTAAAGGGCTTGCCCCGAAGATAACATGTGTTGTGCCATCATCAGCAAAGCGGTGATTGGCACCTTGATAAGTTTTATACTTATCAAGTTCGGCAGGTGCGCCTGATAAGGCGTAAATGGCTCTAATCTTACCAGTAGCTTTGCTTCTGTAAGATTTAATAAATTTTGCTTGTAGCATAATTTGTTAATTTAAAAGGTTAATAAATATTATCCTTTTAAATTTAGGGTTAGCAGAAGATGGAGAGCGCAGAGGCAATGACAAACTTTTTTGTCTTGCAAAAAATTTGTCTGAGCCTGTTAGAAAAAGGACACGTGCTGTGGAAAGACAAGGGGGGTCCCCCTCCTTGGCTTGGCCCGGGGGGTGTCTGCATAGGGGATCCATCACATCCTCTAGAATAAAAAATTTCTCCTACCGGTTTGGAGTTTTAAAATTTAGTTGTATGTTTGTCATGTTATTTTAAGGGTTAATAAATAGCACAAAGGTCTGGAGTTGAAAGCCCGGGCCTTTGTTATTTGTATTATATTTGTCTTATGGAAAAATGGAAACTATTTGTCCTATATGTATTAGGTGTATGTGTAGGAGTTGCTATAGGGTACATGATGTCTGGATGTAAGTCTACCCAGAAGTGTGATGCCTATAGTAAGTGTGCTAAATAATTTGTATATTAGTATATGAAGAAGATAGACATGGGTAAGTATATAGTACTCATTGGTAATGATGCCACTGAGATATTTGACTATTACAAAGTCCCGGAAATGCATGGTCTAAACCGTCAGGATGCACAAGCTGAAGAAGTAGACAAGACTAAGGGTAATGGTGTTTACATATATGGGTGGACTAACTATGATCCCGCGGATAAGAAGCTAACGGCTAAAGATCCATATAAACCATTCTTGTTTTTGAACATGGGTACTTTCAAGAAGTATAATCCTACAGAGAAAGCGACAGCTGTTATGCATGAAACTATGCACATGAGTATTCTACTAAACAACTGGAATATCAAAGACAAAGAAGAAGAGGTTATTGGGTTTGCCGAAGATGAAGCAAACAAGATCATAGAGAAACTAAAGACTACCAAGGTAGAAGCACCAAAGAAGAACTTCTTCTCAAGAAAGTGAAAATATATTTTGATCACATTAATGGTTTTGGTAAAGTAAGTGATCTAGAAGTCATAGTGAATTGTGCCTATGGTATACTAGAAGAAAATGAATCTTCTATAGATGCACTCAAAGAGGGATGGATTCCCTGGGAGGGGAAGTGGTACAATGAAAGAAGTACCCGGATAGATCTAACAGAATACAAGCCAACTAAAACCACAAAGAAATTATCTAAAAGAATTATACTAGAACACGGGGATGTTGCTGGTAATCTAGAAGCTTACGTGGAGTTGTATGATAAGTATTGTACATATCATGGATTTAAGCGGGATATTAAACTAGAATCTTTTAAGGATTGTAAAGTCATAGAGTACTGGGCAGATACATTGGTGGGAATTAGTTTGTATAAACAGTTTGATACACAATTTGTAGCATACCAGTTTATCTGGGATTATGCTGATCCTAAACTTTCTCTAGGAACAGTAGCTCAAATGTATGAATGTGAAACTGCTAAGTTACTTGGCTGCGAATATGTATATTTGTTGGGGGGATATGAGAAGTGCTGTCTGTATAAGTCAAACTATTCAGGGTTTGAATTCTGGACAGGAAAAGAGTGGAGTAAAGATATTGAACTCTACACAAGACTAGTAGAAAGGGATGAACAAATTAAGATAGAGAATTATGATCTATGAACCAACTAATAGAGTAGAAGTAAACACACCAAAAGGCCCGGGGGTTATTTGGTTAGTAACTGAATATGGGCATGAAACAGATACTATATACACTGTGATTCTAAATGATACGGGAGAGTTTTGGCAGTTTACTCACAAAGACATAAGAGCAAAAAACAATATTACATATAACCGGGTAATAAAAAATTAAGTATATTATATAGTACTTAATAATTTATATCATGGCAAAAATAAAAGAAATATCAACTAAGCTTGAAAGTCCAAAAGTATCCCGTCCAGGTGTACATGCTAAAGCGAAAACTAGTAATTTAAAGTCTAGCAAAAACTATAAAAAGTTATATAGAGGTCAAGGTAAATAAATTTTGTTTATATTTGTCTGTGACTCTAGAAGAAAAAGTACTTTGGGAAAAGGCAACTAATCTTGCAGAAGATAACCTGCAAGCTAGAGAATTATTTGAAAAATTAAAAACCAATACAATGCAACTAAAAGGAAAAAGGGTTTTATTAAACAAACCAGAAATGAAAGAATCTCCATTTGAATTAAGTGAAGCTGACAAGCAAGCAATTGAAATGGACATGAGAAAGACATGGACTAAGTTAGAAGTTTATGCTATCGGGGATGAAGTAGAATCAGTAAAAGTGGGGGATAAAGTCTACATGGGAATCATTGGACTTCAAGCATCTGAAGCGGTAGAGCTAGAAGATGGAGTAAAACTAATGGTAGCTGAACGAGACATTGCAATAGTATGGTAAACTTTACACAAGAATCAGAAGATATATATCAGAGTCAAATGAAAACACCGTTTGATAAGATAGTATCTAAACAGATACCACTTGAAGATAGACTTGTAAATCTTGATAGACCCAAGTATTATGGCGGAGCAGGAAATACTTATGAGGTATTTAATGTACTAGAAGCCTGGGGATTAGATGAAGACTTTTATCTAGGGAATGTTATAAAGTATTTAGCACGAGCTGGTAAAAAAACTTCTAATAAGAAAGAAGATTTACAAAAAGCTTTAGTATATTTACAACGAAGAATAGATAAATTATGAGTGAACAAGTAGCCTTTAAAGAAACTAAGATATATTCTTTCGGGGATATCTTAGTAGGTTTGGACTCAGAAGAGATCAATGAGTCTGAACAAATTATTGAATTGAGAAAGACCTTCTCTAAATTAGCAGAAGATCTTAAGGATAACTATAATGAAAACAGATCACCAGTAAAGAGTCTTTTGTTTGACCAAGCAATTGGAGAGATCACAAGAACATTAT